CGACCTGCCGCAGCTGGCCGACCGCATCGCTGAGGCGTTTCCGCTTGCCACTGTCTACGACTACACCAAGATCCCTAGCCCCCACATACGCACGCGCCGGCATTCGAATTACAGTCTCGCCTATTCAGTCTCAGAGCGGAGCACTGACCGACAGATAAGCGACTGTATCGCACACGGAATCAACTGTGCGATTGTTTTCGATACACCGAAAGGCGCGCCACTACCAGACACCTACACGATAGCGGGCCATACACTGCCCGTGGTCGATGGTGATATTTCGGATCTCATCTATAGACAGCCCGTGGGCGTCTGGCTCGGTCTCAGGTGGAAAGGCAGCAAGGCTCGACTTGCTGACGGGCTCGCGGCGGGATGGGTACGCAGCGCCGCATGAGTAGGTGTATGGCTATCTTTGTGATATGCTAGGCAGTAGAGTAGACACGTAACCGTCAACGCGGTAATGGGGGACAAGGGGGCCACAATGGGCACAGAGAAGATCAACGGCTACGACGTGCGCGACTTTACCCCGACGAACGCCCGCCTTGCGTGGGGCTCGACGCTCGCTACCCGGAGATGGTCGCAGCTGTTCACGCCGTCCGCAGATGTCAAGGCGTGGGACAACGCGCCAGCGGGTACGACGCACACGGTCTACAGTCACCTCGGACGGTGTCATGCGTTTGTGTCCATCAAGATCACCGGGCACGCGCCGACGCACCGCATCCCAGCGAACGGTGGGTGGATGTCCGACAGCGCGATACGGTGCGCGGTCACCTTCCAAGCCGGGACGGACGACGAGGAGACGCTAACCGGCTGGGTCGTCGAGAACCCGGTCAATTGCTACTCCGGGTATCTTGCTGACCGGCCTATCGGATAACGACACAAGAAACCACGAACACGCAAGGGGAGAAGAACACATGCAGAACCAAAGCACAGACGAGCAGATCGTGATGGGCGTGCTACTGCGCGAGTATAGGCAGACGCACGAAGCATTGGATAAAAGGGTAAACGATGCGGCTGCGACGGCATTAAGCCATTACCTGGGCTCACTCTCTCGGATGATCACGCGCTACGACCCCAAAGGCCGCAAGGTGGGCGAGATCCTCGGGTGGGCGGGCAAGTCATGACTAATGCGGACACGTATAGATTCACGGCCGACAACGGCCGAGAGGTATTTGTCCCTGAGACGTGGGTGACCGGCGAATCACTCGAGGATGTCGGGCTCTGCCTGGCCTGTGGAGACGAGCGATACCAGACCGAGCCTGACGCGAGAGGATATCAGTGCGACAGCTGCGGCCGGGCTCAGGTTTACGGCGTGCCCGAGCTGCTGTTCATGGACCGGCTGTTATAGGGGCGAATAACGTATGGCCCGATACCGGGCACAAACAGGGGGGGGACAAGCGCATCATGCGATTACAAGACAACGGCGCTAGCGTCACAGTGATGGACCCAGACGACGCACCACAGAAAGGTCCGAACGGCGAGGCAGTCACGCTCTGGTGGACGCGCCAGGACGACCAGGGCGTGTTTCATATGGGTGACTATCGGGATGCGGTAACAGCGCAAGAAGCGATCCCCGCATGTCTCGGCGAACTGCTTCGAGAGTGCGCCGACGAAGTGGAGCGCCGGGGGATCCGGGACGGCCGTTTCACCGTGGACCCATACAGCGCATAATGCACGGCCCGATACCGGGCACAACGAAGCGAGGGATGTATGACCGACCGAGACCCGTCCGTTGGGATTGACCACGCCGATCAGCCTGACCGTGATACGACCTATCTCCTCCGCCGCATCCCGGCCAAGCTCTGGCAGAGAGCCCGAGCACGGGCCAAGGCGGAGGGTGGGGGAAATTCCATGCGCGTGATCCTGATCTCGCTGATCGACTCATATGTAGCATACGGCCGTCCCGGAAATAAGCGCGCCCGACGACCGGCGGAGCCCTCATAGGAAGGCAGACCAATATGACCCTACGCAGACAGCTCGGTAATGACTACAACCGCTGCCTGGACGACAGCAGCCACAGTACCTACCCCTCCGCCTACGATCGAGAGATCGACCCGGACCCGGAAATAGTCGAGCTCGAGCTTCTGGTGGATCGGTTGAAGGCCGAGCGGAATCACTTCGGCTGGCATCGTCGGGAGTGCCGCACCAGCACCAGAGACGACGAAGGTTGTGAGTGTGGCTGGCAGCAGACCCAAACACAGCACAACACGCTCTGGGATTTATCAGGCGACGGGACGATTGACATACACCGGGCTATTGACTCATGGAATGACGCCCAAGACTAGAGCTGGAGAGGGGGGGCGTCCTGCCCCCCCCTTCACTACTCTCCAGCTCCATCATCCAACACAACCAAGCCTGATCGCGGTTCTGAGGGCCACTCATTCGGTGACGCGGCCCAATCTGCCCCTCCTGGTAGGTGTAGTATTCTGCGCTGCTGGTTACTCGCTGGTGGGCTGGCCGTCAGGGGCGCATCTACGGGACGCCGAGCTCGCCCAGCAGTGTAAGTCCACGCCAGCCCTGCAACCAGGGCTAGAAGCATCACCCAACGCCCTAAGCTAATCCTCATCATTCCCAGTCGCCATATCGGACGTCAGCAAATCCTGGAGTTCCCCAAGACGGGCGACGATACAGTCGTCCTGCTGAGAGAAGGCTGCGTGCTGGCGCTCGAGCGCGGCCGCACGGAGCTCGATGGTCTTCACCCACTCCCGATGGACGACGGCCGCCGTTCTGCGCTGCTGTGGTTCTTTTTTATCCTCACTCATTGTGGTGTTCTCCCTTGTGTTATGTCGTCAAGGCTTTCTCACGCGCCTTCACGATCCACCGACGTTTGTCGTCCATCTCCTGCGCCATTGCTCGCCACTTCGCGCCCAGCGAACACCCGCACGGTGTTTCAAATGAGACGGTCCTGAATCCCCGCAGCCCGTGGTGACAGGAACAGGGTGGGTCTGCTGTCTGCGGCGGCATAAGTTCTCGCAAGACCCTGGCGAACCCCTCAGCGGCATCATCAAGGCTCAGGCCGTGAGCAACGGCGTCATCACGCTCTGCCCAGGCCAGCTTGAGCGCCTGTGCGAGCTTCACGGCTGGATCGGCCTGTTCCTGTTGCCGTTGAGCCCGGATGTCTGCTGGGGACGGCTCCAACAGCACCGCGTCCTCGCCACGGGTGTCACGGGTCGCCATGCGGTGCCGGGTGATCTCGTCGCGGATATCGGCTGGTTTGGGGAGCCACTTCGATGTCCGCTCCAACTGATGGACTGCCCGCTGGACATCCTCGAGGGGACAATCTTCCAGCGCCCGCCAGTAGACCCGCAGCAGTGGCTTCGACATGTCGTCCCGATAGGGACGGGCCATATCCTCCAGCAGTGTGCGAAATACTGGTTTTTCGCTTGCAATCAAAATGCCCCCCCATCATCCGTCTCAGCCCGGAGTTGATCGTCGTAGCCGCTGGCTCGACTTTTAAATTTCCCGACCGTGCGCGGCCCTCGCAGAAACTGATCCCGGCTGTCCTCGTGGCTGAGCCAGGCCACGACCATCCGCTCGAGGTGGGCGTCGTCGGTCCAGAGTTGGCAAATCTCCTGAGCAGCGCCAAAATCCAGGGATGGCTTCGGCAGATAGTAGGCACCATGACGGTGCGCCCGATGCAAGACGCCATAACGCTCCAAAAAGCGTCCGGCCCTCTCCCCCAACGCCGTCGATTCCGCGGGGGGAAGGGGGGTATGTATTGCAGAAGCAAATGCAGACGGCAAACTGCAAACTGCAGTGTTGCTGTTTGGTTGCTGTGTGCTTGCAAGCACAATGGAAGGGTGGTTGCCGTTTGGTTGCTGTGTGGTTACGGTTTGCTTGGGTGGCTGACGTCCACCTCGTGCCGATTTTTCGCGCCATAACTGCTGCTTGGCACGCTCTTCTTCTTGTCGAGCGTTCCGCAACTTACCGTCACGTACAATCCCAAACATGGGTTTTACTCGACCTCCAAGTTTTCGCCAAGTGCGTGCAGAGATTTGCAACAGTCGTGCAATCTCGGCGTCGTCATCGGGGATGCCGGCGTCCATCCAGGCGTGGCAGAGGAGGTCGATATACGCTCCCCGCTCTTGCAGTGACATCCGTCTCACGCTCGAGCTGGACAGCCAGTCGCGTGGGTAGAATTGGAATGCTGGTGACTTATGCCCCATCTTGGCCCCCCAGTCGATACCACGTCACCCCTGTCTGTCGATTCCGGTCATAGGCGGTGACCTGATATCCAGACCGCCGGAGATCCGAGATCCGTCCGGTATATTTTAAGGCCAGGGTGGCGAGCTCCACATTCGTCGCCGGCCCCTGTGTGAGCCGAGAGAGGATCGCACCGCATTGACGGGAGAGGCGTGTCCGCTCCGCCGGGGCACTGGTGCGGACGATCGAGTCTCGTGCGAAATCAAAACCGGGCTGACTCACGCCGTGCCTCCCTTCTCTAGCGCCCACAGGATGGCCCCCTCGACCGTCTCGATGATATCCACCGGGTGGCCCCGCCAGGCGGCGTGCCACGCCACTTGGTCCTGGGTGAGCTTTCTAGCACTGGGCGCTTTCGCGCCGTCCTTCACCTCGACCATGAAATTGGCCCCTTTGATACCCACAACCAGGTCCGGTGTGCCCGACCCTTGGGCCGCGAGGCTCTGCACGGAACAGCCAAGTGTTCGCAGCGCCTGCACGATGGCCGCTTGATTCGCATCGACTTTTGCAGCCAGCCGTGGCGTCATGGCGCACCCTTCTTGCCTCGCCCTTTACTCAGTCTGGTCCCGGAGGCACCATTTCCGGTTTGCCCCCACGCGCTCATATAATTGGCCGGGTGCAGACTACTACTGCCCCCTTCAAGTGAGAGCGGGGGGCACACGCCGTCCCGTTCCAGCGCCCCGGACCAGGCCACCTCGTAGACCTGACCATACACCGTCAGGAGGGTCGGGGGCGTGACCGGATCCGGCACCGGCAGGAGCTGTGCCAGGTGCGGACCGATGTGGACCACCCGAAAACGGACGCGTTGGTCGAGAGACTTCTGGCTCGCACCGCCCATGCTGTTATGACTGCTCCGGCGTCACACCGAAGGCATAGCGACTGGAGATTGTCACAGCAATGCCCGCAGCGAACGCTAGGGCGCACGACGTCAGGCCGTATGTGTCGACCAAGGCCACTGCCGTGCTCGCAGCGAACACGGCCACGACGTTCAGAATCAGCGTCATGTTGATCATATGACTACCCCTCCTTTCGTTAATATCGGTGAGGTCACGCAGCATTGCCCGGATTCCACATCGTCATGGTGCGCCTTACATAAGTGCACCTTATGCTTCGCCAGGGCGCTATCGCCTCGGCCCCGACGCCCGATACCCCCAATCAGATGATGGACTTCGGTGGCCCGCTCCGTACATCGAGCAACGGTGTTATCAAGACACGCCAGGAGAACCTCGTGTCGAACATGCTCGCGAATGGGCGGCTTGAGGTCTTTAACGTGAATCGGCATCTCGCAACGACCGCCTGACCTGACCCGCACCTTGTCGGACTCCTGCGCGTCTCGGCGCTTCCAGGCGCGTGCCCGCTGGCGCTGGGCCTCACTCGCGGTGACGGGATTCTTCGGCTGCGGAGCAATGTCAGTCATCGGGACAACCGCAGTTCTTCGGTTTGGAGCCGGATGTGATACTTCAGGCTCGCAATAAGACCATCAAGGAGGCTTCTGGTGTCTCGAGCCGCCCGTTTGCGAGCATATTCGACAGTGGTCTCGGCTCGAATCTTGGCTCGATTGGCTTTTTCCTCGGCATCAAGACACGCCAGGAGGATCTCGTTGAAGGCAATGTCGGCCTCTCGAATCTCGTCCAGCACATTCCCAACCAGGGCCGTCGCCATCATCAACAACACCGCTCCCCGCTCCGGCAACACATCGCCGGTCCCTACCTCGTCCTGAATCTCTAAGATTAGGGCTCTAATTGTCGCCATAAGCTCACCGAGCCGATATACTGGTCTCCGCATACACCCGCACGCCGGGCACGGTCAGCGCACCTTTGAGACTGCGTGCCAGCCCGTTGAGCGCGACCTGATTCACGGTAATAAGTCCAGCCGCCACGCCGTGCGGATCCTGATCCGCCGCCGCGATGAGCGCCGGCAGGTCATCGACCTGGGCCTTCCAGACTTGGCGCTGGCTGATGCCGGCAATGGTCGGCAGATGCGGTGCCGCGACAACCGGCGCGACGATGACCGGTGCCGCCAATAGCGCCTCGGCCATCCCTGCCTCGCCATCGGCTTCCAGTGCCACCGCCTCGGCCAGCCGGTCCTCACTGTCACGACGCCGCAGCTCGGCCTCGTCCTGACGGGCAGTGACGTGTGCCAGACGCTGTTGCTCGCTGGTCCAGTTCGCCATGCCCCGCTTGATAATCTGCTCGGCCAGAGCCAATGGTTCGTCCGCCAGCTTCCGCTGGGCGCCGGCTTCCTTCCAGGCTGCATGGGCCTTTTGGACGATGGGGCCGAACGCGGACTCGACCTTCCGCCGCATGGCCTTGATCCCCTTCACAAAGTCAGCCGCAGTCATATAGGACGCAGCGTCTGTGACCGTCAGCGCCGCCGCATGGTCCGGCCAGGTCAGCGCCTCTGCCGTCACGATGTCTGGGGTGAGGCTTGCCTCGCCAGGGTCCGGCTGTGCGATAAACGGATTCAGCATTTGTTGACCTCCTTGAACCGCGCCAAGGTCAGCGCAGCCCGAAACACGCTCCGGTCGCTGCGGTCGGTGTAGGGGAGCAGGCGATAGATCCCGCTCCGCTGCAGCCAGAGCCCCCAGCGTTTCACCGGCTCGCCCGGCTCTCGAATGAGGTCCGCATACCCCGCGAGCTGGACACGGTGCCAGGGCTGTGGGGGGCCGGTCTTGATATCCAGAATGCACCGCTCGCCGTTGATCGTGCCTTCCCGGTCGAGCGTCCCCGCGTAGCCCCGCACGCCGTCGTACAGCCTCTTCTCGATGTCCACCCAGTGTGCCCCAGACTCCAGCATGAATCTGGCGTAGGCGTCCAGGTAGGGCTTGATGGCCGGGTCGACCGTCTTGATGTCCAGAATGCCCTTGTCGAATAATTCTGTAGCGGTGTGGACATGCGTCCCCCGCACCGCAGAGTCCGCAGTGAACCAAGTGCCATCAATCAGTCCCACGGTCTTGAGCACGGTCGTCACGGACGGCAATGTCCGCTGTCCGAGACGATAGATGTGCTGTGCCGCGTCGAACGTCAGCACCTGATCCACTGCGGTCATGCTAGAACGGGATGTCTTCGATGCTCGGTGTGTTATCTGTGGATTCGCTCGGATGTGGCGGCCCTGGCTGCGTCGTGGCGACCCCGTCGATTCGCACCCGCACACAGGGCACCAGCTTGCCCTGGAAATCAGTCATGTCCTTATAGAGCGAGATTTGATGACCCGCCCAGTTGTCGGTGTCTGGTTGTCCGGTGACATGAACGATTCGGCTGAAATTCGTCTTGTTCAACACCAATTTCTTGGTCGTGCCTCGAAAAGAGACAAAGGGCTTAATCTCCTTGTCAGCGCCTTGACCAATCTCACTCATTTCCACACCGGCAATGGTTAATATCGCGTCCTTGAGTTCGAGGTCTTCGGCTTTGATGGTGCTTGCTGGGAAGGCGTCTACTTCTCTCATGGTTATGCTCCTTGTGGTTAGTGGGTCTCTGTATGAGTCGAGCCTGATGCCCCGGTCGGCGGAAAAATGTCGTGACGGGACACGCCCAGAATCGACGCGAGCCGAATCTGGATGTCGATCGGTGGCGTGACCGCGCCCTCTTCGATGCGGCTGATCTGTCTCTGCTTTAGCCCCACCAGTGAGCCGAGGTCGGTCTGGTTCAGCGTTCGAGCGACCCTCGAGGCCACCAATGCACTGCGTTTGTCGCCCATGCCAGGACTAATCTTAGTCACTGACACCGACGCATGTCAACCCCCCCCCGGTGGTATGCAGGCACTGGCGGGACATCGCTGCCAGGGCAATACAGTATGTCTAGTCAGGCGTCCGGCTAGAGGCCGCCCACCCACAGGCCGATCCCGGCGCCCAGGCTTGACCCAAGGGCATAGGCGAGCCACCCACACCGGGGTGAATGCGAGGCGGACGAGGCATTGACATGCCACAGGCAGCCGATGGCAAAGGCTCCGACTATGACCCGAATGGTGTCACCGTGCGCCAGGCTTACCGTCTGGAAGCTCACGGCAGCCACCAGCACGGCCCCACGACAGGACAGGACGACATACGGCATCCACGTCCCGAGACGCACAGCGCGACAGCGATGCCGGACGCGATTACTGGCGTACAGACACAACGGGAGCAGCATATCTGGCTGGCGGCGCAGGCATACGGGTCACTCTTCCAGGAGAATGATGGCGAGCAGCGAGTAGATGGCGTTATCCACCAGAGAGTCTCTCAGGCTCTCATTCTGAGGAGTTTTCCCCTTCGACAACTCCTCGATACGGCTCCATTTATCGGTCATCCGCGTGAGCACACCGCGCCACGGTTCCACTCCCACCCGCGCAGCACGGCGGAAGTTATAGAGCGGATCGTCGTCAGGTGCATAGTCGTGGTTTTTGCGGGAGTGCAAGGACGCGATCTCTTCGAGCAGGGCATAGAATCGTGGGTCACCGTGGTGCGTCATATGTCCGCCACTACTGCTTCGGCCGTCTCTAGCGCCTCGACCGCCCCCATATCGTGCGTGAATTTGTAGATCTTGGCTTTCGGTGCCTGATCTAGCTTGATAGGATACTCCCATGATTTGCCGTGCGCTGGGTGGAAACCGATCAGTTTTTGGGTCGGCTTGATCGGTTTGAACAGTTTGCCAACAGCATAGCTGTCGTACCCAGGGAAGCACCCGTTGACGATGGCCGTGTCGAGCTCCATCGGTCTATGGAGATGCCCTAGTATCCAGTAGTCATAGTGATCGCCGACCATCCGCAGTAGTTCCTGATACCCGCCAGATGCTCGATTGATGGAATATGCTGGAAGCCCCATCGTGGCCGGAGGCAGCTCCATGCCATGACTCAGCAGGATCTTGTGCTTCGCCACGTCGAGCACGGTAAATATGGCTTTTGGGATCTCGATGCGGATCTTCCTGTTGCCCCGCAGCCGCGCCGCTATGATGTTATTAAACAGGTAATCGAAATTACGGTAATACTGCTGACTTTCGGGCTTGCCCTTCGCCGTCCGGCCGTGATTGCCGCTGATCCCGACATAGCGAAGACGCTTAAAGCGCGTCGAGAGCCGTTGCAGGAATACAGCCACCGCCGTGGCCCCGATGAACACCTGGTCGATGATATGCTGTGCTCCGTATTTGGCGAGTTCGTCATGGATGAGGCCAGAGACATTGTCCCCGAGTGACGCGACCACCAGTTCAGGATAGTCGCTGGCCTGATGCGAGAACAGAATATCAACGACCCGGCGTTCAAGATGCTCGAGTCGGTCCTGGAAAATGTCGAAATTGTATGCATTGATCCCGTTCGTTTCCGACAGAGAGACGATCTGGCCTATGTGCAGGTCGCCAAACGCGAGCAGCGGCGTCTCGACGGTCTTGCGTTTCGTATGAGACAGGATCGCTGGCGCCTTCTGGAGCTCCACGGGGATAGACGGCAGCGATCCGATCGACGTCTCAAAGAGCGTGATAAGGCGCTCTTCGGCGGCGCTCTCCTTGATCTTCGCCTCATATAGCTTGCGATACCGGGACACGGCTTCAAGGGCGCGCTGCAACCGGACATCACTGGACGGTGTCCGCTCGCCAGGCGTGGGGATCGTGCTCACGTTGCGATGGCACGACTGGCAGACACTTGATCGATGGTCCTTCATTGCGCCACACTCGCAATGGCTGACCGGGCGCTTCGGCCGACAGTTCACGCACGCCCGTGATCGCTTCTGAATGACCGCCCCGCATCTACAGAGCCCCTGTCCTGGGGTCAGTGTCTGCGACCGCGTCCATATGTCCAGGCAGATGGCACACCCAGGTCTCGGCTTGGATCCCCCCCGAAATCGAGGATGAGTCTTGCATCGCATACCGTGACCAGCGCCCTGTATGGTCTCGCCCACAGGCTCGCCTCCGTCCCCCTCCCCTCGCTATTGCGGTCATCACACGCGCCGAATACCCAGGATGGCCCCGATGGGATAGCCACGAATGGACACCTTGTTGCCCTGGTTGCCGCCCAGGATGCGGATCGATCCAGAGTCGCTGTCCCACCCGGCAAAGAACCCGACATGTCCGGCGGTGGGAGAATTGCCACGCTGGAGCACAGCGATGTCAGAGCCGGGGCGGGCCTGGTCTGTCCCCACAGCCACGCCGACATCGAGCCAACTCCTGGCCGCGGCGGACTTACTACGCGGACGGCGCAACTCCCAGCAGATGCCGTTGACGAAGCTCGAGCACCACGGCACCTCGTCGTCGGTCTCCCCGATCGTACAGGTCGAGTGCCACCAGCGGATGAGCGGATGGTCTCGATCGCCAGGGATCTCAGCGATGCCCAGGTAGCGTTGGGCAAGGTCAAAGGGTGTCACGCGTCTCGCTTGGCCTGAATGTCCGCGATGACCGCCTCAAGTGCGGCGTGGGCATTCCGCAGCGCGACCTCTGCGTCCATGACAGCCCCGACAGCCTCACGCACTTGCACATCAGACACCAAGTCCGTCGCCGTAGCCTCTTCGCCCACGACGAGCAGATTGCCGACCAGGTCGATGGCCTTCTGTCGCTTGGTCGCACCGGGCATCCCTGTGGCGACATCCTCTATGATGACGACCGACTGCGAGACCGCCTTGAGGATGACCCCGACCGGGCCGCCGATGAGTGGCACGAATGGTAGCAAATTCTTCAAGACACCGCCGATCTTACCCCACGGAATACCCATGTCGTATACCTCCGGTTACAACTCGTAGACGGCCGCCTTCCATTCCCCAAACGCCTCGGAGTCGATGACGCGAGGCGTCTGATTGTCCTTCCACCGCATCGTGTACTCCCTCGGCTCTCGCAGTGACACGCCAATCCATTGATCGCCATCGCGTCGGCCATACACCCTCACGGGTCCATCCCAGTCATCACTCGCGTCTTCGGTCGGTGGGAATGACCCGTCCGCGACAGGAGAACACTCCCAGTGGCCGTTGCATCCCATCCCAGGAACGCCCAGCGGGATAGCATCCAGGCCACGGCTCCACGCCTTGAGGCAAGCGACTGTGTCTGGATGGTCGAGCTTGCACCACAACAGCTCGCGGGCATGAAACGTCGAGATAGCGACATGCTTCAGCCGGTTCATGGCCCCCAAACAGAACGCCGTGGCCGTGCTGCGTTCTCGCTCGTGTCCCATGTTAAACGGCTCGTCGTCATAGACGGGGTGATTGTCCCACGCATCGGCATCGCCTTCGATGAGCCTTTTCACTGCAGCGAAGTGGTTCCACCCTTTTTTTCGACTGAGGTGGTACGAGAACGTGTTCGCTGGCGGTGCAGCGAATGCGTGGTGGTCCTCGTCCTGCGCGCCCAGGTCCAAGGGGGTGTCGTCGGACAGCAGTTCCCTGGCGTGGTCTCCCAGATCCACGACCACCTGGCTGTTGACGCCAAAGCCGATCTGATGCGGCTCGTTGGCGATCTGGAAGAAGACGTTGCGTTGGTCACGCAGTGTCCCGACCGTCTGATCGAGATAGGCGTGCATCCGCTGTATCACATCAGCATGGCCCGTCACGACATCTCCACGCCGCTCCCAGTCTGGCTCTGCCCCGCAGGACTCCACCCCCCCAAAGAGGCAGACATGCCAATACAGCCCGTGCGATTCCAGCCACTCAGCGAACGGAACGAGGGATGGGTAGAACATGGGATCAGCAAAGCTGTTCGCTAGTCCTTTTGACTGCCAGTAGTCACCGCCCAGGTTGAGCAGGGGCCTCACGCTGTTAATCTTGCCGTGGCGCTTCAAACGCTCGATGGTGATGTCCATCTCGGCCTGCCGCCCCTGGAGCCAGAGGGAGAAGCCCGCCATCAGGGTGGCCTCACGTCCGTCCCACTCGCCCGCCTCGGTCTGGAGGAAGCGATGACCTGGGCTCACACGAAGACGTGGCAACCCCTGCTGGGGCGGCGGCGTGGGCAGTGGCATCAAGTGCTTGTTCGTCGCCCAGACAGGATGCCCATCGTGATACTGGACGAGGTTCCCGTCGTCTTGGACGGACAACACATTACGCCCACTGACGCTCCTGATTTCGCGTGTCACTGTGTGTCCTCAGTCGCAGCAGTCAGTCCCATTGAGGTCAGGGCCGCGAGGATGCCCTGCATCGCCGGTTGCCACACCCACGCACCGAACTCGGACCAGGAACTGGGCGGGGATTGATATGCGACGAGGCCGGTGAAGACGGAGATCAAGAAGAACCCCGCGCCGCGCACGACATGGCGACGTAGCGGCTGCGTCATGGCGGTGTCACCGCGCCGCCCCCTGCTTGGTCCGCTCATCCACACGGGCGAGATCAGACACCAACGACGAGAGGGTCTTGTCCATGTCCTCGACTTTTGACACCAGCGACTGCACGTCCCCAGCTAACGTATTCGACTCCGTCGCTCGTTGGACGATGACGAGCGTCTTTTCCAAGGTCGCCAACTGCGCGTTGACCGTGATTAAGATGCTCATCCGCATGTATGCGACCAGGCACCCCAACGCCAGTGAGATGATACCGGCGATTGCGAAAATTGACGGCCAGGAGAGCGTCACGACATCGCCAGGCATCATAGTGGCCGATCGCGCTTGAGCGAGCAAGGGGACGAACAGTTGGGTCCAAAAGGGCACCATTGCCATCTATGGCTCTGTATTGGCTTTGATCGCCAGCAAGAGCTCGCGCTGCTCACGGGGCGTCATCGGCACGTCTGCCGGCTCAACGACGACTGGCACCGGGGCAGTGAACACGTCCGTGTCCGCATCATACGAAGCCCCCAGCACGGCCTGATCGTCTCGGTCTGTCACGTCGATAAATGACCGCCCAGGTGGCAGCACCGTGGGGGCCTGCGTCGCGAATAGCTGCGCCGTCGCCGTGCCATTGTCGATCTGCAGGTAGATCCTCTCCATAAGTCAGCGCCCTCTCACCAGGTGATGCATTGCCATGCGATCCACGCATTATCAGTCGAGAGCCCTCGGGTAGCCGTGATAGTGGTGGAATTAGTCAAGACCATATGCGTCTGCGTGCGGTTCCACATGGCAGACGTGGTATCGCCATAGATGCCGCCATACATGAGGAATGAGCGAGCCGTATCGACGGCGGCAATGGTTGCCGTCGCACCGGTTCCGCTCAGCGCGATCTCGCCGCGTTGCACATCGAGGGTGCCTGGCGCGTATTCAACCACCGCGTAGGAAATGATCACCTGACCATCGTTGTCGCCGCGTTTGACCGTGACCGTGGTTGCGTTGGTCAAGACCACGCGTGTAAAGGCGGTCACGGGTTTCTGTCCGGCTGTGGCATTTGACAGCGCACCCAGGTAATGCACCACCGAGCGTGCGGTGTCGACGGCTGTGATTGTGGCGGTATCGGTCGCGTCGTTGAGGGTGACGGTCCCGCGCTGGACGGAGGTCACCAGTGTGGGCCACGGGACATCGTTCCGCGATCGAAACCACCCGATATAGCGTGTCCGGCGACCCATTAGGCGGTAATCCTATTCACGAACCCGTAAATCACCACCACATTGGTGACTGAGGCAAACGCCGCCACCCCGAGCGACCCCGACATCAAGAGTCCCGGCACGATGGTGATCGCGCCACTATCAAACGGCAGCGTCATGACAATATGGTCATCGGGGTCGGTCGTGCCGCCCATCTCAATCGTGAGCACGACCGGGGCGGTGTGGGAGTTGTATGCCCAGAGCCAGACCTCATCCAAGTCCGACGCATGGGCATCATGGATGTCCGTGCCGGCCGTGGCCGTCCTGACCACCTTAATCCCGCGCCCGTTTGTGCTCCCGCTGAGTTTCTGCTTTGAAAAGGTTGCCATCAGCTAAATACCTCCACCGCGATATGGTCGAGCACCACCGCGCCAGCCAGATCGGCCGGCATAAACGAGATCATAAGCGTCGTCACGGACATCGCCCACCCGACGCTCCGTTTCAGGGTTGGCGCTGTCCCGGTGAGCGCCCCGGCGGTGGCGCTCACATAGTATCGTGTGCCGGCTGTCAGCCCAGAGAGACCAGACGCGACCCCGCCGGTGCGGATCGTGCCAGCCGCCCCCGTCGCAATGGCTGCAGTGGAAAACCCTAACACCAGCTTCAGGCTGGAATACGCCAGGTCGGCGTCGGCCAGATACCACCGCCCCCCGGTCTTGCTCCCAGACCCATCTGACAAATAGATACATTTCCCCGATGCGATCGTCTCCCCGGCGGTACCCGTGATGTCCGTATTCGTGCCACCGGAGATCGAGTTCGGGATGTAGTTATCGACGGTGCGAATGGTCACATCGCCAGACGTCTTGTACACGAACTTGTAGGCTTGTGACTTCAAGTAGGCAACGAACCGTCCCGCGGAATCGGCCACAATCGGATTGGCATTGGCGGACGACAGCGCGGATGTCGTGTAGGTATCGAGGGCGTTGGTGGTGCCTGCGGAATAGGCAAATATCTTCGCCCCGGCGACCGGATCGCCGCTGTCGTCCAATACTTGCACGGGGAGGGCTGTAATCGCTGGTCCGCTCATGCTGTCCTCGCCTGATAACACAGGACTGCGCTCGACCTGCTCATTGCGGCCGTCCTGCTAGTGTGCCCTGACCTGGCGCGGCGCCCGTGGTTGGCGGCCTCCGGGGCAGGGAGGAGCCCGCTGGGGGCGCAGTGGTCTGAGGCTGTGTCTCCCACGGACGAGGCAAGCGATATGGCTCACGACGGGCTGGAGACGCAGACTCAGCGCGTGCCGGCGCGTCCGGTCGAGCGCCGTCTCGAATCTCGACCATCTGTGCCACAAGTTCTCTAATTCGCTCGGCCGATTCCGTCAGTGCGGCCTCTTTCTCTTCCTCTGTGATATACGGCGATCTCACTGTGCGTCTCAGGGTGGACCGTATTTCTTGGGCGTCGTATGAGAGATCGCGGATTCGATAGCCGCGTTCCTCATCAATATCGACCGGTGTGATCTTCACGCCGAAAAAGCTACTTAACACCGCCTGCGTTTTTGACCGTGGCTCCGCCCGACTACTCATCTTATTGACCGGAACCCCCTGGGCCGCGGCGGCTAATTCCTGCCCTGCATAGCCGGCGAGTGGCGGGACGACGAAGTTATAGAGGTACCGAGGCATGCCACCGGGCCGGTCGGCTATCTTCTGGTTCGTGAACGGGTCGTCGCCGGTGACAAGCGCCGCGGCCAGGTCAGCACCGGGCACGCTCAGAAACGCCGACTTACGCCCACCCGTGCCGAGATAACCCTTGAGCGAAAACGCCTCTCCAAGGTCACCCCACGGCAACACGTATTCTAGGTTCAGGTAACGGACGCGCCCCTTTTGGTCTTGACCAGGGAGACGCATCCACCCGTCTTGCATATATGTTGGTAGCGCGGAACGCTCGCCTTCCTGTTCACGCTTGGGCGCTTCAAACGTGCGAATGATGTGCCCGTAGCGGCTGATCGCAGCCGGTCGCTTTGCGAGGGCTTTCGCGGTCGCAGGCAGGGCTTTGTATGGGAAGGTGATAAACGGCACCGCGCCATAGCGTCGGAGGTTGTCAACCAGCCAGGGAACACGCCGATAATTAAACAAGGCGTCTTCGGCCGCGTTGGCGGCCTCCTTTACGCCGATGCCCCTCTTGCGCTGGTCGATAAAAAACGACATCTTGAACCATTGTTCTTCGGCCTGGTACGCGTCCCCTGCTTTCGCGAATGCCCGCTTGGCTTTCCGGGTCGTGGCTGCCAGGAACGATGCGGCGCCGCTCTGAAGATCCGCAAGGTCTTCAGCCCGATCCATCAGCTTCGGAATCTCCACGCCGACAAAGGTGTCCGTCAAGAACGTCCCGGCTTGTTTTGCTTCTTGATAATACTTGTCCTTGGTCGCCAATGACCTCGCGCCCTGCACATACCGATGCACCTTGAACGGCGCGAGCCCTGCTAGGTCAGCGAGGACAAAATTCGACATGACATTGCGAGCGTGCGTGGCAGGATTCAAGACGACCTTGCCGTATTTCCACCACCCGACGTTCTGCCTCCACAACCGACCAAACCTCCCAGGTTTCTGTGCTAATTGCACCACGTCACGATGAATCGACTCGGGGACAGCCCGGCCAGCTAGCGGCCCGTAGCCCTTTTCGTTCGGTACGATCTTAAACCCCCGTGGAGCAACGCCGCCTACGACATCATCGGAAAACTCGTCTTTGATCGTATTCAGCATACGCCGAGTTGCCACGGCCTGACCGGCCATCGCCTGTCCCTTCGCAACGGGATAGGCCGCTTCAAGGATTTCTCCCATTTGGCGCAACATCTCCGGGGGGAGGTCTTGGCGTTCAGTGAGAAATGCAAGCCGTTCGGTGATCGAACTGGTTGGCCCAGTCATCTCACTCATTGCTTTCAGTTTCTTCTCCGCTTCGAGAGCGGCCTTGGGCGCTGACATGCCTTTGTTTATATAGTACTGAACGGGGTCTTGATGTTTGCGAAATGCGCGCCACATATGCTGCCCGCGCCACTTCAAAAACGTGTCCGTCGTCATCAAGCCGGTGTCGACCATAGCGCCACCGAGCTTGATGTCCCGTTCCATTGCCTCGACCGCGATCTTCTCTATAGCAGCAGGATCAAAGCCGGACTGCTTTGCATTTCTGAGTACTTTTTGTCGACCGGCGTCGCTGCCTGTAATCATAAAGTCGCGGACCCGACGCTGCGCTTGTGGCTCGAATTTGCCTATCCGCCTCCCTAAATCAACCGCTGACTCCACGGCATTACTCACTTCTCGATGGTGTTCTTCAGCGATCTCTATAAACCTGGACGGCTTACCGAAGTCTGGCACCAGGGCACGCCCAACGGCCTGCCCCGCAGGCGTCTGTGCAATCTTCTGCCCAACTTCTGGCAGCCGACTGGCTTTCAAGAGTGCCGGTAATCTCAACAGCTTTGCAGCCTTGAGCGGGCTGAGTATCCAGAGGGGGTCCAGCGCGATGTCGGCAATAAGCCCCGCCGCCATGCCCTTTTTCCCGGTAACGCCGCCCTTCTCCATGACGTGCCGAAACGAGAGATCCTCGCTGAGTGCTTCTTGCGATCCAGCAAACACCTCTTTCAGTGTAGGGCCGCGCCCCTCTTTCGCCGCTTTCGTGGCGGCCAGGGCCGGGCCTATCGCAAGCGCCTGTTGCGGCTTGCGTAACTGATGAAAGAGCCAGTTGATGGGGCGAAAGGCAGTGCTCGCCGCGGATCGTCCTGCTCGGCCGAGGTCTGATAAGAGCCCTGTCTGCGGCTGGTCCGTCGTTGGAGGCTGCATCGGCGGAGACTGGCCCGTCACCGGAGGCTGTAGATCCCAGGGACGAGGCAAGCGATATGGTTCCTGACGGCCTAGCCGGTTCTCCGCAGGACGACCCCCCTGCGGCGGCTGTTCCGTCGCCGGAGGCTGTAGGTCCCAGGGACGAGGCAAGCGATATGATTGTTGGGCCATATCCTACCTGCCCGGAACTAGAGGCGCGCCATGCCGAGTGCCCATGAAGGGTGCCTGTGCGGGGGGTCTCGCTCTGGGAGGTGGGCGACGGCCGATGCGTTCCACACCTATATTCGCCTGTCGCTCTAATTCCTGTATAAGCGCATGGTAATAGACGCCGCTAGCTTCTATTTTCTCCTGGACACCTGGCTGCTGATACGCTGCTAATACCTTTGCTGCGTCGCCATCAAACTCTGCAATAACTCCCGGTATCTCATCGAGCGCCTCTTGCGTTGCCTGATCGCTCTGCGGCTCGACTCCAAGCGGAGTGGGACGCGAGTAGTAATCCGCGGCATCGTTTAGGGATTGATCGGCAGGACCAGTGAGCTCGGCCACCTCCCCTGGCGTTCTGGGTAGACCAGAAACGGTGGGGCCAAGTGCTAGACCCTGAGCCCTTGTCTGCTGGACCTGCATCTGTCCGGCTTGTAATCTACCCGCCGCAGCAAATTGCTCTGGCGTAGTCCCTGGGTGTGCCGCAACAAGGGCGGCCATGTCATCGTGAGTGAAGGTCGGGGCGCCGCCGCCTGCTACGGTGAGCATGCTAATCGCAATGGACTCTATACCCCGCTGTTGGCTGAATGCCTGATCTCGATCAGACTCCCTTCCTGGCCTAATCAGTCGACCACCTTGCCAAACGTCTGACTCTCGCGGAACGAACTTCAAATCTTTAGTCTTCCAGTCAGGCTCAAATTCGGTACGCCAGGAATCCAGGAGTTCCTGTCCGTGCTCTGGGTCCTGTAATACGAAGTCTCTCCATCCTTCAATCCGCTGCTTACTGATAACATTGTTCTCTTCCAGAAGGGCGAACCCGGCCTCTATCGCCTCCGGGGATCCCCCGAGGAGATCGGCCATTCTCCACACCGAGCCCAGCGCGCGCTTGCGGGCGGCGTCTTGCTGCGTGCCCTCTGCTGTTTGCACGTCCAGAAACGACTTGTGAAGATCGTTTAACATTTTTAGAGCCTCTGCCCGGTATTGGCTGAGGTCTTCCCCGGTCTCTGGGTTTATCGCGGTTAATGCCGCTTCTAAAGCCTCTTCGTTCGGTGACGTGGTGCCATCCTCATTCTTTGTGAGTGCGCCTGAAACCGCCCTCCTCAGGAGTTCTGCCTCTCGCTCTCTTTGAATATTTAGTCCTACCTGCTCACGCCCAGCTGCTCCGCCGGCCCATTCCAGTCTTTCCATCTTTCGCCGGTGACGTGCATCCCCCTCGGCGGCCTCATTTCGTGCAATATCTGCCTCTAAGGCTTCTCGCTGTAGCGAGGCCGCCTCATCCGCTCTCGCGTCCTCTATTGCGAGCCGCTCGGCCTCTTTCTTCTGCTGCATGTATCCACCGACAGTGTCCGATGCGACCTTCCCGAGCTGCGCCCACATCTGCTGTGAGGCCAATCCGCGCTCTTGTTCCCGTCTCGCTCGGGACTCCGCGTGGTGTCCGATCAGGCTGCCAAGTGTCCGCGTATCTCGGACATATGGAATCGGCGTGTAGGGCGTGGGTTGAAGTGGCATAGTGCGTCTCACGTAAGCGGGTCAGGCATCATCGCGAGCTGGGTAAATGACGTCAGCCCATCTTTCCAGCGCCGGTAGCGATCATTGAAGGACAGCTTCGTCGCCTCGAACCGCGGGTCGAACTCAGCCTGCAGATTCCTCGTGTTCCGGTCAAAGACACCGCGGCGCGTGTCTCGGCTTGTAGTGTATGCATCGAGTCGCTGTTGCTCGTTTCCGGCCCACTGATTAAAGGCGTTCTGGCGGTTGCGGTCGTAGTCCGACGCCGACCGCTTGTAGACATCGCCGTAGTTCTGGCCGGCAAAGCGGTTGCCCCATCCAACGACATCCTTGAGTGCTGAGCCCGTACGGGTCATGCCTCGCGCACCGGCCGCATTTTCGAGCGCCCGCAACCCTTCGCTTCTGGCGAACTCATACCCTGGTTCGTTCCGTGCCTCTGCGAACGACGGAGCTCGAAAGTCGTCGTAGGAGAACGGATCGCCAGTCGCGTATGGCGCATACTCGGCCCGTGGCAGCGTGAGCGTCGGGAAGTCACTCGGTGAGAAGGACGGCCCAATCTCGCCACCGGCATACGGCAAGCGAGGCAGGCCGCCGCCAGTATCCCGTTCGTTGCCACCGCCCGGCTTTAACCACTGCCAAGTGCCGCCCCCCATACTCGCCGCATTCCCAATGAGGTCGATGACTCCTATGTCTTTACCGAAGTCGACCTTGTGCTTCCATTTTTGGTTGCCTTCAACGACCTTGACATGATCCCAGTTTTCGTATGTGTTGATCTCCTTGACCAGCGCCCGGATGCCTTTATTGTTGGCCTCAAAACGACCACCGCCCTCCGGGTCATTCATCCAACCCATGAACGACGATTTATTGATCCCGTCATCGTACCAATTTGGGCCAGTGGCAGGCGGACCCCCCTTTTCAGGGGGGACTTCGGGAGGAAGCTCCGGTCTATAGTCTGGATCACCCGGTGGTCTGTTGTCCCAAGGAGGACTATTCGGATCGTTGGGATCCCACCCAGGGGGCGGGACCGTACCTGGCGGAAGAGGATTGTAATTGGGGTCGTAGGTCGGGTCTGCACTCGCCGCCTGTTGCGCGGCCTCGGGCGACGCGGCTATCGGAACTGATCCAGATGGCCTCCTCGGGAACCCCGTCCAGGCAGGCAACCCAGCATTCTGCAGCTCCCATCCGGCCATCGGCTCGTACCTACGGAACGGATCTGTCGGTGTCCCTGGGTCGCCAGGGCCACCCCACTGAGTACCAGCATATATCCTGGGATCTGGGTTCTCCAAGAACCATTCACCGTTCGGACCCACTCTGATATTGCGAGATGGGTCGTCGGGCACAGGAAGGAACCCGCTTTGCTGATCACGCCGTTCCAGCGACCTAGGCGGCTCAGGCATCTCATCGCCCGGCCCCGGCGGCGTCGGCCATTCCCGCGGGCCAGGGTCATAAATAATCGGCCCCGACGGCCCCTCTGGCGTTGGAAACCGCTGTGTCGGCATATCCGGCATCGGCGGCGGCGATGGCGGTATATAGGGCGGCTGCGGGCTCCATCCACCGGCCTGACCCCGTCGTCGCAAAATGTCCCCCAGGTCGCTAGGCCCGGAAATAAACCCGCGTCGTCGCGCCATTAGTTGACCCTCCCTGGAGGTGGCATGTTCTGAAGCCGACGTCGCCGCAGCGCCTCTGCCTCGTGCGCGGGGTCCGTGTACACAAGTTGGCCCAGCGTGCTCGCCTGTTGCGGCCCAGCGGCGATCGCACCTCCGTTCACCGGCGCAATCATGGACGCATCAACAGCCGCTGGCGTCGCGCCTGGTTGGTTCTCGACAGGGACGACGTTCGGGTCGTCTAGCGTGGTAGCGACAGGGGCATAGTCATCGGGCCGTCTCCATGTCGGATTCGGCACCGCTGCGCCGACATCAATGTCCATCCCGAGTATCTGCCCGAGCCGACCAACGGCCTCTCGGCTGATGGCGCGATAGGGTGTCCGCCTGGTCCCGTGGGCGATACGCGCTTCCTGGTTATAGTTATCTAATGCACGCTGGTAGATCCGCGCATTCTGGTCGTCCTCGAATTTCAGCCCCTGCGCCTTCTGTTCGGCTTCCCACCGGAGCTTGTCTTCAGCGATGCGCTTCCTTTCCAGATCCTCTTGCCGCCACAGGGCTTGCTGCTGGATCCGATCCGATCGCCTGGACGAAGCTGCTGCTTGGCTCGATCCGATCACAGCCGAGCCACCTGAAAAGAGTCCCGTCGCAATAGCTGCTCCTACCTCTACGGGCATTTAGACACTCTCCTTGACCTTTAAGACGTAGTGATCTCCCGGTAACTGGATCGCACCGAGCCCGAGCACAATGCCACGCATCCGTGCATCCATCGACGCCATCAGCACGGTCGGGAATCCCCAGCGTCGCACAAGATCCAGCATCGCTCCGCGCAATCTCCGGCCGACGCTCGCCTTCCCGCGATGGGCGGGGGCAATCCACAAGAACTCCGCATGGACCGACTGCAAGAGCGCCAGACAGCCACACACCACGCCGTCCTGCTCGACCACCAGCACATGATGCTTGGCCGGGTCCAGTTGCGGCCAGCTGTCCGCCAGTGTCGTCTCGGCCAACGAGGACCACTCCGCCGCTGGGAGGATCCGTGTCGTAAAGTTCACGCCGACACCCGCTCCAGCACCACGTCTATCTCGTAGGTCATCTTGCTGGCGGTGCCGCTCGCGTAGGCCGTCGCGTAGGTCACTGGCGTCGCGCCGTCGAGATGTATCAGGACCGTGTCGGACTTGACGCCGGTCAGCGCATCCAGTGTATTCGCCGTCATGACCTGGGTCACACTGGTGCTCGTCCGCGTCCAGCCGATGGTCGGTGTGACACTGCTCGATGACCCGTCCGCCGTCGTGACCCGCGTGGTGACCGACACCCGGTAGAGGCCCGAGGACAGGGACTCCGTGGGAATCGACGTCGTGCTGATCGCGGCCGTCTTCCCGGTCAACGACACCGATGTGTAGCGAAACGGGGTCGCATCGATCCGGTCGCGCTGGCCTGTCCAGAATCGTTGCCATCGTGTATTCACGCGCCATCCCGGCGCGGGCTCGCCTTGCTCGTCAAGCTCGATAATCGGTTCACCGCTCGGCGGCGGCGGGCCTTGTTGCGGCATCCCCTACAACGCTGGTTCGGCGTCGAGATACACCTCAGAGAGCCGCCACCCAACGATCGGATCGCTCACACTCAACTCATACACACGGTTCCGCGATCGCCCGAGACGGCGCACGTCCGCCCGCCACGCATACTCCCCGAGTTTACCAGCCGCAATTTGCCGCTCGTTCCCCCACGTTCGACCGCCATCATTACTGTAACGCAGCATGAACATCGGATCCGACCCTTGGCCCGACGTCAGGCCGATCCCTTGCTCATACAGGAGGCGCAGCCGCGTATGGAGTAGCCATTCGCGATCAGCCACCAGGGCCGGGAACCGTCGCACTCGACGAATGCCATTGCCGTTGACATCCGTGGCGATGGTATTCGACAGCCGGTGGATCGTGCCGGTCTCACGGTCGGCCATCAGGTGCTTCCCAAAAGCGTAGGCGTGAAAGACGGGCTTCCACACATTCCATTCCGCTGCCGCACTATTCCACGTCCCACGCTCATGCCAGATCCCCGCCGTGGTCTGGTCGAACACATGGGTGATGTTGGCCGAGGGCACCGTCAGTACATAGAACGTATGTCCGTCCTCAGTATAACTCTGCCCAATGGCGTCAGACACCCGCTCATAGCCGCTCAGTTGAAATTCCAGCGCGTGCGTGCTGACCCGCTGTGGGCTGAATCCTTGCGCGGAGACGACCTGATACCCGCCTTCAGGCGACTGTCCGAGCCACATCACCGATCGGCCGACCTGCGCGATGGAGAAGGGCGCGGCAATACCCCAGGCATAGAGGGCAGACGGCTCCGGCTGGAACGGAAACGGGGACGCGCCGGCGTTGTACCAGAACTCGCCTGACTTGGTCCCTGGTAAGCAGATATACCCGTAGGGCGTGATGTGCATCGTGCGCCACGGGTCAGACCCGATCGTGCGCTGGGCCGTCTGGGTCGCGTCCCAGGTCGTCATGTCAAACTGGTCAGAGATGCGGATCGAGGAGTCCGCGATGTTAAACACGACGCCATACCCGAAGACGGTGCCCCCCTTCGTCGCCCCACTCGAGACCACCGTCGACAGCGCATTGGTGGACAAGTTATAGGCATACCCGACGTCGCCGCTCGTCACCAGCAGCTCACGCCCCCCATCACCGCTCGTTGAGATCGTCGCCGGATTCGCGTCTATCGCCACGGTGCCACGGCTCACCGGATCACTGCCGTCGTCGTAGAACTCATAGAGCGTCGAGCCCAGGACGCCAAAACACCGCTCCACACCGATATCGGTCACCCCAAGCATGGCCCGTCCGCCCACGTCCGCGACCGTCGCGAACGTCTCCACACCAGGCGTCGGATAGAGCGACGCACGCGACGTCGCCCCCTCGACTTCCATGATCTCTGGATACCAGTTAATCGACCGCTCTTGATCCGCAATGGGCGACTGGCTCTGATACGAGCCCCCGATAAAGGGCGGAAAGGCCGGCACTAGGACAGCCCCCCATTGAGGTAATTAAAACGATCCCGCATGGACGACCCGATCCGCAGCCCGCTGTCGGCCGTCGCAATCCGTGGTGTCGCATGGTGCGTGCTGAACACGCGCTCTCGGGCCTGCCACGCCAACCGCGCTAGATCCGGCGTGACCGCCGACCGATAGGACGGAGCCAGCTTCTCGGCCAGGGTCAGCGTAATGGCGTCCAGATACCCAGGCGGCAGGTCCACGCTACTCGCCGACGTGACCTGCGACAGCACCACGCGCATCCAGAGGTCGACGGTATAGGCCGTGTCCGGCACCGGCCAGAAGAACAGGTTCCCGAGCCCGCTCGAGAAGTTCGGCTCATAATAGAGGTCTGTGGGGACATTCGACCCCAGTGCCGGGAGACGCGTCGACATATACCAGGCAGCGTCACGAATCGCGATAGGCAACCGCTCGCCCCCGGTCAACACCAGGTTCGCCCCGTCTATAGAGACAGGGCGATTCGTCGCGGTCGTGAATGTCCCCCCGGTCGGACCGATGGTGTGCGGATTCAGATCCGGGGTAAGCGTGAAATTGGACTTCGCGGTGGCATAGACCGTCTGCCGATCGGCGTTCCAGCCGTCTAGCAGCCGGTTGAGCACATCAATGGCGTCCGCTTGGTCGGCCGCGGATGTGGTCTCACCGGGATCCTGGACCCCCAGTTCAAGCAGCGCACCCTTGACGACCTTGGGAACTGTAAAGCTCGGCATAGTGGCCTAGACGGCCAGCTAGGCCGTCACTTTCTTCGGGGGGCGTCCACGCTTTCTGCGAAAGGTCACGACAGGTGGCGTCGTGGTCACAGGCGGGGGAGTATCCGCGAGGACCGTCGTACGCCACCCCGCTGCGAGGGCAATGTCCAGTGCGACCTGGTCTGCCACAATTCGCGACGGATGGCTGTCGTGATACAACATGCGCGGGAACGCCTGATACACATATGGCGTTCCCGCGCGTGACCCGTCAAAGTCGTTCTGTACCATTAGAACTCGCTCGTGTCGTTGAGGTATCCAACCTCCCACCAATTCACATTGACTTCAGCATCGGCATCAGACGCCAGCAACAGGCCCAGCACCGGCACCAAGAGGTCGCCAGCCGCCGCGGCACCAGTCGCCGTCGCGATGGTCGACGCCAGTCCGTCAATGAAGAACGTAAAAACACCAGCTTCCGAGACGCGTACCTCCAGCACATGCGTCTCCGCATCGGCCCACGTCACGACCTGGTCGTCCTCATCGTCCGCATCAGTGCCATCATCTGCCGTCTGAATCTCGATATTCCCGGCAGTGTCGTTCAGGTGATACCACGCGCCCGTATTGATGGTCTCAAGCACGTTGTTATCAACCACGGCCCCAGCCAGCTTCCACCCGAAATAGAGGTTGTCAGTGCCACTCACGGACGCAATCGTGATGCTCGCCCGCGTATAGGCTGCTCGTGATGTCCCGGTCTCGACCCAGCCGGAGACGCTGACCGCAATATCCGAGGCTGCAATCTCAACCCCTTCGTCGTCGGCCCCATTGTTGTCGATATCCAGTGTCCCGCCCCGAGAGATGAACGGGGTTGCTTGGGCGCCATCCAGGCGATAGGTGAAGATATTCGGTGCCCCACCCGGACAGATCGCCCGGTTCTCGCCAGCATCACTCACGAGCTCCACGGTCCCATCCGCCTCCTCAGACGCGAAACACGGCGCATTGAACTCTTGTCGATAGACCGTGTAGGCGGTTGAGGAGCGTTCCTGCCAATAACCCGCTGAGCAGTCATACAGACGGCTCGTATTGGCGTTTATGGTCGGACGGAACGTCGCGGTGGTGGTGCATGTCCCCGAGAGGTCGCCACCCACCACAGACCCAGGCTGAGTGATGATGACGATGTCGTCCACCCCGTGCGTACTCGTGGCCCCCGTGCGGGACACCTGTACGACGTTGGTGGTCGTATTGACACTGGTCACGACCATCAACTCCGATCCGACATAGAGTTGATTCGTATTGGCCGTGATGTTCGACGCTGAATCCAGCGAGTTCGACCGCTGCGAGGTCGAGGTCACCGCCGAGGCGAGTGCTGTGGTGTTGAGTGTTGTCTGCGCCTGCACCGGACCCACAAACAGGGCCAGCAGCGAGACAGTGATCACAAAGCTCCTAAGTCTCATGATGGTCTCCATGTTGTCGTCAGGGTTAGGCGCCAGCGATACGGACGGCGCACTCGTCATTATAGAGCCGGCCAAATCCCAAGAGGACATCAAACCGGTTAATCATCCGTGATTTCTCCGCGTCGAAGTCCCGTACGAACCGGATGGCGATCCCGGTATTCGGGTCACGGCGTTGCACGCCGATCTCAGCCTTCTTCGGCACCTCCAGCGGGACGCCCACCAGGGCAAAGGCGTTCTTGTGGAGCGCGAGCGCCTGTGTGCCCACTGTGCCATTCGGGCTCGTCGTGCCCGGCATCAGTGTCAAGGCGGCACCATTCGCTGGCAACGCATCGACGTTCTGATACTGACTGGTGGTCCCGTAGATGCTCGGGCTGATTGCGACGGTCGCCGCGCTTCCCGAGCCAGTCACATCCGCCGTAATGACGAACTGCTTGGCCTGGGTTCGGACGGCTTCCCGCGTCTTCGGGTTTACCATGATCACACTGGCAATCGAGATCACGTCACCCTTCAGGAATGTGTCGCCCGTGGTGCAGGTAAGGTTCAGCGACGCACCAGACTGGCCCGCGCCATTGATGGTCACTGCCCCCGCCCATGTCCCGGCGGTGTGTCGCTTGAGGGACATCGACTCATGCCACATAAAGCCTGAGGCCGTGCCGATCGCGCCTTCCTGGTACGCCTTGGAAAGCTCAGAGGTCGGGTTGAAATACCCGGACACCGAGTCCGTGATCGAGGTGTTCATCGCTGGGCTGATGATCATCCCCTTATCCTTCGGTCCACCTGGAGGACAGGCCAGCTCGACCATCCGTTGGCGCGCTTGCTTGAATGTGGTCAGCGCCGTGGGGTCGGTCCCGTTCACACCGACGATATTCGGTGTGTTCTGATAGGCAAACAATGCGGCCCTGGAGTCAATCTCCTGTGCCAACTGCGACATGGCCGGGACGATATACTCCTCGCGGACGTAGGACTTACGCTCCAGCTTGAGCGCCGCCTCCACCGAATCCCACTCAAAGTCGATCCCAAACACCTGGTCAACGGTGACCGTGGTGTTCCGGCGGATCAATGAGTCAGCCGAGTAGGTCAGCCCATCACGGACGCGGAATCTCTGCGGGAACTTCACGCGCAATGTCTCGCCAATGGCGAACTCACGCTTAAATTCCTTATTGTATTCCGTGTTGAAGAACTTGCAGACCTCCAGCTTATTCGTGAGGATCCGCATTGACTCCATCGCAAGCCAATTTGCAAAAAGCAAACTATTTGACACAGACATGATTCACCTCTTAGCCAGCCTCGAGCTCACGCGCTTCGCGTCGATTCGCTTCGCGTATGTAGGCTGCTTCATCGCCTCGTGCGAGCGCCGAGTCCACCGGGTCGGTATCCGCGACCGTGCGACGGCCGAGGGTCACCGGCGGAGCGGGTGCCCGTGAGACAAAGGATTGCGGGTCCGTTGTTGGCGTCGACCCATCGGCTGTCGCCGTGAATCGAGCCTCAAGACGGCCCAGTTCCCGCTGCAGGAGATACGGATCTGGCAGCGCACCCAACCGGTCAAACTCATCCGGGTGGGCTGAGAAGTATTGCAAGAGGTCGGCGGTATGTGCCGATCGCAGAATGTCATCGGCAATCACATTCCGCGCATCGATCTTGTCGCCTGGCCCCAGAAGACTGGCAGGCTGGATATCCAATAGACGTGGATCCAGCTTGGCAGCGAACTCGGGGTCGTCGACTTCGGCCTGTTTGAGCCGCGCCGATGCCTCTTCTGTGACTTTGGTAAACGCCGAGAAGTGCGCCTTGACCTGTTGCTCTCGCGCATCGGACGCCCGGAGCTTAACGTGCTCTTGACGGGCTCCGTAGCGACTCAGGGCGCTGATGTACTTCTCGTAGTCGTCAAAGTCCTTCTGCTGCGGTTCACTGTCGGTCGCGTTGGCCGTGGACGACGCGGCGCTCCCGTCCTGTGTCTCACGCGGCGACTGTAGATCCCGTAATGCCTGCTCGGCCGTCTCCGCACGCGTCTTCTGTGCGGCACGGTCCGCTAACAACTCCTGAAAGCGATCCGCCGTTGCCGGCTTCATGCCCTCAGTGGGCTGCGCTGCGGGTGCGCCAGCTTCCGAGGCTGACTGTTCTGGTGGCACCTCCGTTGAGGCGGCCTGCTGGTCAGGCGTGGCGGATGCCGAGTCCGCAGACGACGGCGCGTCCTGATCTGGGTCTGGCGTCTCTCCGGGGAGATTGCCTGACAGTTGCCAGGCTCCATACTCAGCCGGAGACAGCGATTCGAGGTCGAACGGTGTCGAGTCCGATGTAGCGTCTGGTGCCGGAGCCGAATCGGCAGGTTGGTCGGCAGATGTTATGTCACTCACATGCCCATGATCGACGAGTCAGTCGATGCTATGGGGGAAGTGGACACAAAGTGGACACAAAGTGGACCCAAGAAAATCAGCGACCGTGATGTCGTGGCCTCACCGGATCACTTCTTCTTCGGTGTGGCCTTCTTCGGCTTCCGCGTTGGTGGACGTCCCACTCGACTCCCGTATGTTCCTGGTCCCTTCGGCATGTGCTCTCTCCTTGTTCAGCCGGACGTCTCTGACGCTCCAGCCCCTTGGCGTACTCAGGCGTACTCAGGCATACTCCTAGTTGATCTGCATCCCGACATCATCCGGCTGTTAACCGGAGGGTTGCTGGTTCGAGTCCAGCCTCAGGAGCCAATCTTTTCAACAACTTACAGTTTCGCTTTCGTTCAAGCGTCACCGGCTGTGGGTGATTTTGTGGGGGCGGCGATTTCTGGTCGCTCTTGTCGCTCCAGTTTGTAGGCCCCCCGCACTCGCTTTACCGCTCAGGAATCGCGCCGCGTCCTCTCGACACCGGTAGGGAGCAGGTCTTGCTTTATGACGATCTGCGGGGATTCGCGCATAAATCGTCCATCGACATGCCCGTCCCGTGTCTGTTGTGCGAACTCTATGGACGCCAGCCATTGTTCCTCTGTCCAGTGCTTGTGGTGTCGACGGGGCTGCTCCCAGAGCGTGGCCCCGTCAGTCCCCGTGTAGAACGGAATAACAGGCGACCCAGTTCTACCCCGGCCTCGTCCACTGCGAATACCCAGTTTGCGAGATATGACTTTTTCAAGGATTGGGGTCTCGCTCGCCTCACAGGAAGACATGGGAACGACGTCATACTGCCGTACTCTGTCGTTCCTGTAGATCGTGCCGACCTCGCGGGATGCGTGGCTCAAAATGCCGGCCCTGAGCTGATCCCAGCGTCGACCAACAGTGAGCCATCGCTGCTGTGGAGTCAGTCTGCTCACATCCGATGTCCGAGTCGACGTAGAAACAGCCGCACTGCCGCGCCCACAAAGGCACTCGATGACATGCCACGTTGCTCTGCCTCGTCCGCAACGGCCTGGTAGATGGACTCTGGCACACGCGCCTTGAGTGATTTCGGCGTTCTCTCCATGCCACGTAAAACTACTTCCGCCGAGTCACCGCTAGGCTCAACTGCCGGCATCGTCACTCCTTTGCGTATTCCTCGTCTCCGCTGCATGGACCGCCGAGAGCCCAAGTTCGTGTCCTTGGGCATCGTCCTGGAGTGCTAGATCCTCTTCGCCCTTCACACGGGCCAGTGCAATCGCCTGTTCGCCCTTCATGGTTTGCAACATCATCGCCAGTTCCTTCTTGATGTCCGCGAGCATCGCCTCTCGCTGTGTTTTGGCCTGTTCCTTCATCGCGCTGGTTTCCGCCTGCGTGGTGAGTTCCTGAATCTGGGCCTGTGCCTGCTGAAGCAGTTGCTGGCCTTCCATTAACTGCCGTTGGAGCTGCATCGGATCCGGCTCCTCGCCTTCCTCCGGTTTCCGCATTTCGGGCGGCTGCAAGAACTTCAGCGCCTCGGCAATCTCGTCACCAATGGGTCCAAGATTCTTCAGTTTGATAATCATCGGACCAATCAACCTGAACACGTCAGGGTTTCCCGCCAACTGGTCGGCAAATTGAGACGCCGCCTGTCGCTGGCTCTCAAACGCCGGCCCCGTCGAGATGGTGGCCTGGTGATCGCCTCGCGTCGACACCGGCTTCTTCTGGGTGGCAGTGGGGGTCATCTCCTCGTCATTGATCCGCACCGTCCGCGCCTCATCGTTCGCCCCAATGACGCCGACGTCTCGCGGCGTGTCATAGGTCGATCCCATTAAATCTTCAACAATGACGCCGATCTGGCGCAGCATGTGGTCGAAATTATCAACAAAATGATACGTGCCCTTCTGCGAGCTCGCCTCGATCTGTTGCAGTGCGACGCCACTCTTCTCATTCCGTCGCTGGGCACTCGCGGGCAGCGGGCTCACCCCCATCGCCGCCTGAATGGCTCGCCGCGCCCCTTCAGCCCCGAACTCCAGTTGGTCAATAGCGGGCGAGTAGGGTTGGCGCTGCGGGAGCGGGAGGATTTGCCCGCTGGAGCCTTCCGTCACGGCCTTCGCCTGGAGATAAGCGACCGGCGTGTGTTGTACCTTCGACCACTCGATCTCATGCCCCTTGAACTGGCCCTCATACCCGATATACGGTGTTTTGGGCGTCATGCCCACGAGTTCTGCTTGGGTCGTCCGGTAGTAGCAATACAGCATATAGGGATCACGGGCCAACCGCGTCATCGACATCAGTTTTCGCTCTGGCCCGGCCCCACCGGCGACATAAATCACTTTCCCGTAGCAACTCGCAATGGGGATATGCTTCCCCGGCCACGGCGTGGTGGAGAGGATTTCGACACCGTTGGTGAGGTGTTGTTTCACGGATGGGACGCGCACCTGGCGATCTTGTATCGACTCCGGCCAGGCGCTGAGCCCGAGCGCAGGCAACAGCGACCGATCCGAAATTTCAGACTTCAAGATCCCGAGCACGGAGCCATCCGGCATCTGAAACTGGTGCAAGACGTCGTCGGCCTCTTCGATCTCCCAGTATTCAGCAAGCATGACATGGGAATCAGTGAACCATGTTGGGTAGTCCACGGAGAGTGCGTCGAAGTCCTGGTGGGCGGACTCTTCACCGAACTCCCGTATGAAGTCCTCTCGTCGCCAGTGCTCATGGACGAAGCAATAGCGCATGTCTGACGAGTCTGGACGCAGTGCCGTGGGGTCTGGAAGCACCATGTCTGGGTTCGGGAACGGCTGGATGATGATGTCCTGATCAAACGACCGCGGCGAGGTGAACTCGGTATTGACCCGGCAGAAGCCATAGCCTCGCTGGACGGCGTTTTCAAAGGCGGACGTATACGCGATCTGCGCGTTCGACCGGTATTCGATCTCGCGCATCTTGTCCTGATAGAACGTGGCGGACTCGTCTGACGCGCCGTCACCGGTGGCAGAGAACCGGACCCCGCGTGGATTCGAGCGTACGTCGTTAATCACCTGGTTGAAATACTGTCCCAGCTCGTCCAGGGCAAGGGCGGGGCGGTTGGCCTCTTTCCGCTGCGCCTTGTCTTCGGCGCTCCAGGGGTCACCCGCGACATAGCGCATATCCTCTGCGCCTTCCGTGTGGATATCACGCCAGCCGTCCTCGGCTAACTGATACCGCTCGCGAATCCGATCAAGCAGGGCATCGTCCTGTGCTGTGGTCGCCATCTATTTATCCTTTGACGCAGGCACCGTGTCCGGTGCCGGGAGTCTCCACCATCGCTCCAGTTCTTCGATTTGCCCCGCCTTCCCAGACACGAAGATCGGGATCTTCAGTTCCGCGCACACCGCATACAGCCGCACGCGTGCGGCCATGCGTTCCGCGTAATCGTCGTGTGCGTCCTGCCTCACTGCCAGACTCCCGATGAGACATACGGGGGGAGCGCGATTTCATCCGGCTCTGGCGTCCTATGCCGCACCGCGAGCCCACGGAAGGCGTCTGCGCCATGACTCGCCCAATCATGCACTGGGGTGGCCGTAAATTCCTGGAGACGGGCATTGTAGTCCCGTCGATAGTGCTGCAAGGATTCACGCCCGACGCGTGTATGTATCTCGTCAAACCAGCACCGACGGAAGAAGAGCCGGGCCGCGTGGATGCCCTCTTCGAGCTTGAGATTACGCCCGACCTTGAAGTTCAATCCGAGCCCACGGGCGGTCTCAAGACGGCTTTTCCCTGTCCCGAGTTCGCGGACCCGGATATCGTGCGGTGCCCAGTGTTCCCCGTAGGTATAGCCCCGATCTGACAAGACCGTGACGTAGTGCGGGAGCCCTTCCCCGCTATTCTCGTAATAATCAATCAAGCGGACCTCGCCAGAGCGTGTGGACTGGCTAAACCAGATCGACATCGCATCGCCAATGCCCAGATCCCAATCTGTATCAACAGGCAGTGCCGGGTCATACGGCACTTGGGTCACCCGTCCAGCCGCCACCGCGTCCAAGAGTTCGGCAGAGAAGATGGCCCCCTTGACGCTCGCCTCGAAACTGCACTCGTATTCCTGTGCGTATTCGTCGGCCGTCATATCGCCCGCAGACGCCTCCAATTCTTCAGCGGGCAGAATCCCGGTCTCGGAGGCTTTGTGCTCCGCATAAAACCAGTCCGTATTCGTGCGGGCTTTCTGGGCCTGGGCGTAAAATTCATTCTTCCCGGCCGGTGTGCCCATAAACATCGCCCATCCATGACGGTCAGCCAGGGTGGGACGGATCACCTCACTGAACACCCGCGGGGGTTGCATCCCAAATTCATCAAAGACCACCCCGTCCAGGTAAATGCCGCGCATCGAGTCAGGGTTGTCCGCCCCGAAAATGCGTACCTGTGCCCCATTCTCGAAATCAACCCGCAATTCTGCTTGGTGAATCCGTGCCCGAGCCGCTTTGGCGTAGTGCTGCATGTAATCCCACGCACTCGCTTTGCCCTGGCGGTAGGTGGGGGCGATATACGCGAAACGTGGACGGTCCAGCGTACACATGAGCGCGGCCTTCTGGAGGAGGTTAATCGCGAGAACGGTTTTGCCGAAACGCCGATGGCAGACCAGCACGCCGAACCGACACGACGACATCCCCTTGCTGACGGCCGCTTGCAAGGGTCTCGGCCAATACGGAATGGACCGGACGTCTTCTCGCGCTCTGCTCACCCTGTCGTGCTCCCCGGTGGCGGGCCTTCCTGTTCGTGGATATACCGGACGGTCCCGCTATGCCCCACATCCACCACATCCACCGACTTCCCCATCACTCGGTCCGCAATATCCTTGAAGGCCGCAGCCGAGGGGTCTTTCGTGAAAATGTAATAGCCCTCGTCTTTACTCAGCGCGTCGGCAATCACGTCTGGATCGGTAATCCGGTCGAATTTCCCGCCCTTGTCCCGCAAGAAGAAATGGCTGATCCCAATGGCGTGCTGGATCTGGGCATCAAAGAGTGGCCCGCGCTGCGCCCGAAACCGTTCACGCAGAATCTCAATCTCTTCCGCTTCTCGTCGCTCTCGCGCCACGACACGCTTCGTTCGCGACCCTTTCGGTCGCCCAGCGCCACGACGCTTCCCTCCACGATTCTCCTGGTCCTTCGGGGCCTTCTCTACGGTGTCACTCATAATACCTCTCCCCGTGTGTCGAGCAGGCGGTGTTGGGTGTACGCGGTGTGGAGGGACGCGACTAAGGCGTCACGGTGGACTGGAACCGTGTAGATGGGCCTGTACCGTCTCGGCGGTAGCTCGGCGGGGTCTGGCTGGCGGAGTAAGACTTTCATCGCCTGGAGCCGTCGATAGGCCGTGTTTTGGTTTTGGGTCTGAGAATTATAAAACCTCATACAAAGATTATACCTTTAGTCGGATCCCGATCGCTTTTTTTTTGAGCGTCCAGAAAACAGCCGGATCCGAGCCCCTGACAGCCCAGGCAGTCGCCACCATCACGGCGCCAGGCTCGAGCTCAGGCAGCACCAGGTCGCAGCCAGGCAGCAGCCAGGTCGCAGCCAGGTCGCAGCCAGGCAGCAGCCAGGCTCGAGCTCAGGCAGCACCAGGTAGCAGCAGGTAGCAGCCAGGCTCGAGCTCAGGCAGCACCAGGTAGCAGCAGGTAGCAGCCAGGCTCGAGCTCA